GCGGGTTTAATCGCCCCGTCAATCACCATCTCCTCAATTTGACGGTAAGACTTTTTTATCAAGGGCTTTGGTTTGGGTCTGCACTCGTGACAGTATTTAGATACCGCATCAAGGCGGTAATTACCGATGTGCCCTCGTGCTATTGTCTGTGCATAGGTCAGCTTATATTTATAACTCTTAATTGGTTTGCTTAGCGCACACTTGGCGCAGGTCTTGTGTGTGAGGTGGGTATCGTTTGACAAAATACGCTCCTAAATTTAATTGTTAAGTACACGAAATTATAACTGTGTCCGACACTTGTCGCAACTAGGGATTCTACCGTGCTTGTCGTATGCCCCGTAAATACTAGCGTTGCGCTGAATTAAGTTCGTTTTAAGCCCGAAAAAAATAAAGTGAAGGGGGGGTAGCCGAAGCCGAGCTTTCGAGGGTGTGTCCACTTATGCACGCCCATATATATATATCTCTAATCTCTATTATTATTATATAGTGTGTTTAGTTCTGGACACCGCCAGTATTCATGCGGGTTCTGAGCGACACGGTAGTTTTTACGCATGATAAGCATGGTGGGTAAGCTGTCCAATGACTATTTGGTAACGTGTTGTGGAGAACTGGGGTTACATTTAACCCCAGTCGCTGAAGTGCCCTCAGAACAAGGGTCTTTGTCGCGCCTTGGCTGAACGCTTGAAGGCTTGAAAGTCCTGGCGTTCTTTCTCCCGCTTGAGGTACTCGGCACGTTGATAGGGCGTGAGAGTTGATAGGTATTGTTCGCGCCGTAGTGCTACGGCTTTGCTGAACCATTCGGGTGCACTCATGCTATCTGCTTCCTTTGATTGGCACTACACCATTGTTACGCATGATAGTCTTGAAGTCATCATCTTGTATGCGCTCTCTGATTTCACGCCGAGTCTCGGCTTTGTTGCGGATAGTCTCCTTCGCTTTGCGTGCCCATGTACGGTCTTTGATTGTGTATGATTTGCTCATGGTTGATTCTCCTTAGATTAAGTTTCTGATTTCGTTGACTGACAGTTCGCGGTATTCAATGCCATGTAAGCCTAAGCGTACTTTGGATTGATGCCTTGATGTAGTAGGTGAGTATTTGCTAGAGTTTACGAACCACAGATTGTCACGACATAGTGCAATGGGGAAGTGTTCGCCGTAGCTGAACACGATGTATGTATCGCCCCGCTGTTCACCGTATAGTGATTTGTTGCACGTGAACGGCTTACGCTCGGCGATTAAATTGGATACAGTTTTTAAAGTTGTTTTCATGGTTGATTCTCCTGGTTGACAATTAAAAGAACAGCGCAAAGACTCCCCGCCTTTGCGCCCTCGGGAAAAACTCGGGTTAATTTTCACCCGAGTGCCTTCAAGAAACGGCGTTGCTCTGATGCACTCAAAGCATTGAACTTCTTGAGTAACAATGCAACCTCATCAGTCTTTGCACGCACACCGCCAGTCTTGGGTTGCTCGAAGATTACACGGAGCACGTATTTCACGGCGTTATAGGCGGGCGTGTCTTTCTCAAACGTCATACCTCCGCGCTGACCCTCATGTGCCTTCACGTTGAAACGACCCTCCGCCCACTTGATAGCATGGGGCTTTGCCTCCTCCTTAGTGGTAATACCGTGTTCGCCGAGTAGGGCGAACAACTCGGCTTGATTATCAAATGCACGATCAAAGATAATAGAGATAGATGTAGTTGCTTTAGTCATAGTGACCTCCAAATGAATCGGTAGACTCTGAATGAATCCTTGAACCGATGCCTCTATTGTATCTCAACGTGCTACCAAATACCCTTGACATGAGCTAAGTCGTTGATTTTAAAGGGTTTTTTCTATCCTTGGTGTACCCAATATCTAGGGCTTTGCTAGGGCTTCGGCGTACGTTTTCCCCCATTTTTCCCTAGAAAACGGCGTTTTCGGCGGACTTTGCCGTATCCTTAGACCCCACCGTACCCCCATGACCCTCTTTCATGGTAACCATGCCCCCTCCGCAGCAACACTGTTTGTGAGGCGCAAATCAATTTTTTGTAAAACCTTATACACCTGCCCAAAAATTTTTTAAAAAATTTAGAAAAAACCGGGTATACTAAATTCCGAGGTGGTACTGCGGGTTAGCGCCGTAGTGGGAAATTGCTTGTTCATACTATATCGACACTGCTTTATGTGGACCACCTCACCCAAGAAGTATGAAGATTAGGAGCGCCGCAGTCGCTACCCCGAAACGCACGGGGGATAGTCTTCATATTTGTTGGTAGTAAAGCAAGGCGGTAAAAACCGCCGGGCCTTAGATGACCACTAGACCTCTACCTGTAAGTCGAACCAGTCTATCTACCAACAACCCATAATGCGGAGTAGCTCAAACAGTCAGAGCCCCGGCACATCAGCTGGGAGTGTTGGTGGTGCAAATCCATCCTCCGCAACCAAAAAAATACCCCAGACGAGCTGGGGCAGAAGTGATCCGAAGATCAAGGAGAAGTAAACGCTTGCGCGATCACTCCAAAGTATTATATACTCAGGCCATCGAAAGTTTTTAGGACTTCGCAAATGTTTGAGAATTTGGTGCAATTTGAGCCTGACATCACCAAGTCAGGATTTACTGAGCTGGACGACGCGTCAGCCCAGCAGGTGCTCGACGCCCAAGTAAAAACGGCAGACTGGTTAGCTGAGCTTGGCGCCACACTAGATGACGAGATAGATGAAGTCATCGAAACCGAGTCCGCCAGAAAGACATTTCAAAAATTAATTACAACGACAGACGAAGAAGCTTCCAAGGAAGCGCTTGTTTCTATTAAAACCCCAGAAGCTGTGCGCCACTTAACTGGCATGTTAACTGCTTACGACTGGGAGTTTATTGAGCAAGCCAAGCAACTGAGAGGTTATACGGTTGCTAAGATCGTTGAAGAAACAAAGAATTCAAACGCCAATATACGGCTAAAAGCGCTGACATTGCTCGGTAAAGTCACAGAAGTTGGACTGTTTACCGAGAAGATTGAGATTAAAAAGGACGAGTTGTCCGACGCAGAACTCGAAATGCGTATCAAAGAGAAGCTCAATCGCTTCATGGGTGTAGTGGACGTTGTCGATATAGAGAAAGCGCCAGACACCTTGGATATAGAAATGACCAGCGCCACATATGAACTTACAAAACCTGACGACACTCAGCAAGCTTGAGCTGCAAGCGCTGATGAAGGCGCTGCCCAAGATGTCGCTTCAGGACAAAATGGAGCTGTTTGAAGATTTAGAGGTGCGTGAGCGCCGGGCAAGACTAGCATCTGCCGAACAGTCCATGCTTGGGTTTGCATCTGCGGTGTACCCAGGATTTAAGATCGGACCGCACCACAAAAAGCTGGCAAAGATCTTTACAGACGTGATCGAAGGTAAAAAACGACGCGTCATTATTAATATTGCACCCCGTATGGGTAAGTCTGAGTTCAGTTCTTACCTGTTTCCTGCCTACTTTTTAGGCAAATTCCCCGACAAGAAGATCATTATGGGCACCCACACGGCGGGTTTGTCTGAGGATTTTGGACGCCGGGTGCGTAACTTGATTGATTCTGAGGAATACCATGAGATTTTTCCTGCAACAAACGTGGCAGATGACCAAAAAGCTGCTGGTAAATGGTCTACGTCTGCTGGTGGACAGTACTATGCTGCTGGTGTTGGGGGCGCTCTTGCTGGTCGCGGTGCTGATTTGTTTGTTATTGATGATCCCCATTCCGAGCAAGACGTTAAAGCAAATTCGAGACTGGCTTTTGATACCGCCTGGTCGTGGTTCCAAACAGGACCGCTCCAACGTTTGATGCCGGGGGGCGCGATCATTGTGATTATGACGCGCTGGTCCATGCTGGACCTGACGGGACGGCTGTTGGATTACCAGATCAAGAATCCTGACTCATTGCCGTGGGAGTTGGTTGAGCTTCCCGCCATATTGAATGAGGGCACGCCAGAGGAGAAGTCCCTTTGGCCTGAGCAGTGGAAGTTAGATGTTTTAAAAACAACAAAAGCGTCGATTGATCCCAAGTTCTGGAACGCGCAGTACATGCAGCAACCCACGATGGACACGGCAGCGATCGTGCCCAGGAAGTCGTGGAAGATTTGGGACAAAGAAGAACCCCCGCAGTGCGAATACGTGATCCAGTCCTGGGATACGGCGTTTGAAACCAAGAACAATTCGGACTATTCAGCGTGTACAACATGGGGCGTGTTTTTCAATGAGTACGAGAAGATGCGTCCGCACATCATATTATTAGACGCGTTCAAGGATAGAATGGCGTTTCCGGAGCTCAAACAAGCCGCACTCAAACACTACAAGAACTGGGAACCTGACGCGTTCATTGTGGAGAAAAAGGCAAGCGGTGCGCCGTTGATACAAGAACTCAGAGCAATGGGTATCTATGTACAAGAAACAAATCCAAGCCGAGGCAACGATAAGATGGTGCGGCTAAACGCCGTGTCTGACTTGTTTGCTTCAGGCGTCGTGTGGGCACCAGACACACGCTGGGCTAGAGAAGTCATTGAGGAGATAGCAGTATTTCCAGTTGGTGAACACGATGACTACGTGGATACGACCACGCAAGCGTTAATGAGATTTCGACAAGGCGGGTTTGTTCAGCTTGACTCGGACGAACGCGATGACCCCATTCACTTTAAAAGGAGGCAACATGCGTACTACTAAGATCGCAATGTACAAATTTCTAGATAAAAAAATAATGGATTTAATTTCGTGGCTGTACCTCAAGCACACGCGGATACACATCAAGCTCTTAGTTGAGCAAACAAAAGACGCCAAGCCGTACCCAGCGCCAGATGAAGCTGAGCTTCACAGAGCGTTTGAAGAGTTTGGTTTAAGTTATGAAGACGCAAAAGCGACGTGTTTCATGTCGCGCACTGAATTAATAAGGAATCCCTAATGGCTACCAATATAGATAAAGCACTTTACTCTGACACGCAAGGCGCAGATCCCAGTCACATAGACGAACCCATTGAAATTGAGATTGTTGACCCAGAAGCGGTGAAGATCCATGCAGGTGATATGGAGATGGAGCTCAAGCCAGACGGCGAAGGCGACGATTTTTATAAAAATTTAGCTGAAGATATGCCTGACAGTGTCATGTCAACTTTGGCAAGTGATCTAGCAGACGATATTGAGAACGATAAAAATTCCCGCAAGGACTGGGAAAAAGCGTATGTAATGGGACTCAAGCTACTGGGTCTACAGTACGAAGAAAGAACGGAGCCTTGGAACGGAGCATCAGGTGTCTTTCACCCAATGATTACTGAAGCCGTAGTGCGATTCCAAAGTGAAACAATCACCGAGATGTTCCCAGCGCAGGGTCCGGTTCGTACAAAAATTTTAGGTAAAGAAACACCAGCTAAAAAGCAAGCTGCGATTCGTGTTGAAGATGACATGAATTATGAGCTGACCGAGGTGATGGTCGAGTTCAGACCCGAGCACGAGCGCATGCTGTGGAGCCTTCCAGCTACGGGCTCCGCATTTAAGAAAGTCTATGACGACATCACACTAGGTCGCCAAACATCGGTGTTTGTACCCGCAGAAGACGTGATTTTGCCCTACGGTACGACCGACATGGACACTTGTTACCGTATGACGCACGTCATGCGCAAGACCAAGAATGAGATTGTTAAGCTACAAAAAGCGGGTTTTTACCTAGATTTTGAGCTGCCAGATGCGACACAGGTACGTGATGATATCCAAAAAGCCAAGGATCAAGAGACTGGATTCAACGACTTAAACGATGATCGTTATGTAATTTATGAAGTTCACGTCGACCTGGATTTAAAAGGTTATGAAGATGTGGACGATGAGGGCAACGAAACTGGCATTGCACTTCCTTATGTGGTAACCTTAATCAAGGGCACAAACGACATATTGTCGATACGCCGCAACTGGAAAGAAGACGATGAAAACAGACTTAAGCGACAACACTTCGTCCACTACCAATACATCCCAGGATTTGGAGCCTACGGCTTCGGACTCTTCCATCTTATTGGTGGATTTGCAAAGTCTGCCACCTCGATTATGCGTCAACTGGTCGACGCAGGAACTTTATCTAACTTGCCCGGAGGACTTAAGTCGCGTGGACTTCGCATTAAGGGTGATGACACTCCCATTGCACCAGGAGAGTTCCGCGACGTTGACATTGCGTCAGGTCCGCTAAGAGACAACATATTACCGCTCCCATACAAGGAGCCAAGTGCGGTTTTAGCCGGATTACTGGAAAAGATCGTCGAAGAGGGGCGCAGATTCGCGGCTACTGCAGATATGCAGATCAGCGATATGTCCAGTCAAGCACCGGTTGGTACAACCCTTGCACTTATTGAGCGTCAGTTAAAAGTGATGTCTGCGGTGCAGGCGCGTATGCATTACACGTTTAAGCAAGAATTAAAACTGCTTGCCGCGCTGATCAAAGAAGACACACCTGTTGACTACGACTATGAGCCTGAGTATGGGTCTAAGACAGCTAAACAGTCTGACTACGATGAAGTCGACATCATTCCAGTTAGTGACCCCAATGCAGCGACTATGTCGCAACGTGTTGTTCAGTACCAAGCGGTCATTCAAATGGCGCAAATGGCACCAGATATTTATGATTTGCCAGAGCTTCACAGGCGCATGTTAGAAGTAATGAACATCAAGGGCGCAGATAAGCTTGTACCGTTGCCTGATGACATCAAGCCTGCAGATCCCGTTACAGAGAACGTTGCGATTATTAAGATGGAGCCTGTCAAGGCGTTTGAATACCAAGATCACCAAGCGCACATCACTGTGCACATGGCGGCTATGCAGGACCCGATCATGCAGCAGCTCATTGGTCAGAACCCAAATGCGCCTAAGATTCAAGCAGCGATGACTGCCCACATTGCGGAGCACGTAGGTCTGGAGTACAAGAAACAGATCGAAGCGCAGCTTGGCATGGCGATACCGACTCCTGACGACGAGCAAAAGATCCCACCACAGATCGAGTTCCAAATGTCGCAGCGGATGGCGCAGGCGGCTCAGGCGGTCCTCCAACAACATCAGCAACAAGCGGCTCAGCAGCAAGCACAACAAGCAGCGCAGGATCCGATGATGCAGTTGCAAAAGCAAGAGCTCGAGCTCAAACAGCAAGAGTTGCAAATCAGAGCCCAGGAAGCCCAGGCTAAACAAGCCCAAGCTCAGGCGAACCTGCAGCTTAAGGCAGAAGAGTTCCAGGCACGTCAAGCCATGGAAGGACACAAAGTTCAGATCGGGGCAATGGAGAAAGCCGGTCGTCTCATGATGGACAACAAACGTGTTCAAGTAGACGCAGTAGGTAAAGCTATGCAGGGTACGGCAGAGCATAAGCGCCTCAAAATTGATGCGGCTAATAAACAAGCGCAGTTTGAAGAAAGACGAAAAGACCGCGAGGTGGACTTGTACAAACATAGAACCCAGCACGAACATGAAGGCTATGAGAGCGACGCTCAACGTATGCACGACCAAGAGATGCAGGCTAATCAGACTGCCCCACAACCCAAGGAGAAACCTACTAAATGATAGTCAACTTCGCATCCACGTTGCGCAAACAATTACGTGACCAAATGAACAATTACGCTGACGACTTAGCAACTGGTCAGTGCACCACTTTTGATCAATATCAAAAACTTTGCGGGGTGATTTCGGGTCTAGCCATCGCAGAGGGTTTATTACTTGACCTGCTAGAAAAGGTAGAAAAATCAGATGAGTGATCTCATACTCCCAGAGCGTTTAAAGCTCAAGCCAACGATGGAAGTAATTGAACAAATTACTAAACCACCAGAGAAAGACGAGGACAAAGCGACATTGCTCCCTAACCCATCCGGGTACCGGTTGCTTTGTAGCGTGCCTCAAGTCTCTAAGAAGATCGACGGTACTGAGCTCGACCTTGAGCGTCCTGACTTCTATGCCAAACAAGAGGAGCATGCAACCACTGTGTTGTTCGTTCTGAAAGTAGGCCCAGATGCGTATAAGGACCCAATTAAGTTCCCTAGTGGGGCTTGGTGTAAGGCAGGTGATTTCATCATGGTACGTACCTACGCAGGTACGCGTTTCAAAATTTACGGCAACGAATTCCGATTCATCAATGATGACCAGGTTGACGGTGTTGTAGATGATCCCCGTGGCATAACACGCGCATAAAGGAAAAACAATGGCAGACTACAAAGGCGAGGAATTTAAGTTTCCTGACGAAATTGAAGATAAGGGTAAATCCCTAGAGACACACAGCGACGACGATTTTGAAATTGAAGTTGTTGATGACACACCTCCTGCAGACCGTGGTCGCAAGCCACTAGACCGCGAGGTAGAGGACCCCACTGATGACGAAATCAATCAGTACACAAAGGGTGCTCAAGAAAGAATTAAAGAGCTCACCCATGCAAGGCACGACGAAAGGCGAGCCAAAGAAGCCATGGCGCGAGAGAAAGCAGAGCTAGAACGCTTTGCTCAGCAGATTGCTGAGGAGAACAAACGCCTCAAGCAGTTCGTAAATACAGGTACCGAGCAGTACACAGCGATGGCTAAGACTGCGGCAGAGGCAGAGCTTGATAAAGCTAGGCGGGATTACAAGGCAGCGCAAGAAGCGTTTGACACCGATGCCATGATTGCTGCGCAGGAAGCCTTGACAATTGCAAAGATGCGGGCGGAAGAAGCAAAAAATTTCCGTGCTGCCCCTTTACAAGTCGAAAAAAATGAGGTATATTCGGCTCCACAACAGACCCAATCTGCACGACCTGACGAAAAGTCCCTGCGCTGGCAGGCCAAAAACCAGTGGTTCGGAGCAAGCGGGTTTGAAGACGTTACCAGCTTCGCACTAGGGCTGCACCAAAAACTAGTGAACTCCGGGGTTGATCCTCGCTCTGAGCAGTATTACGAGCAAATAGACGCTCGCATCAAGAAGACCTTTCCTGAAATATTTGGAGAGGCTACGTCAACTACGCCATCCGATACTCCAGCTAAGAAAACACCATCTGTTGCAGCTCCTGCGACCAGATCTTCTGGAACAAAGAAGATTCAATTAACTACGACCCAGCTTGCGCTGGCGAAGAAGTTCAAGAT